CATTTTTTCGCAAAAGTATTCGGCCTTGATGGAATGATAATAAATGGACGTTTCATACTTGACTCCCTCGGGAATATTATCCAAATGCTGGATCCAGTCCATCATATCCAAGGAGGAAAGCCCCTCTTCATAGGCATCATTCACTAGTTGAACGAGTTCTTTATATGTCTTTTCACTAATCTTATCGTAATGGGTAGAAAACCATTGACGTTTGGCTTTCTTGTAGGGCTCGTCTGAACCGTATTGATGTTCCAACTGGTACTGATGCAAATTGACAATCTTTCCGGAAATATCGACATACTCGGGAACATAAATCTCGCAAAATCGGGATAAAATGGGGTTCAACAGTTTGTGTTTGTTCTCCACCACAATGAAAAACCGCGTGTTATAGCTAAACAACTCTATGCATCGACGCAACGCACTTTGGGCATCGATGGTCAAACTGTCGGCATTGAACAAAACAATGGTTTTAAACGATACCCCTTGTGTACCTTGGATATTGGTCTTGGCAAAATATTTGAGATCATCGCGAATGAATTTGATCCCCTTTCCGTGCGCGCAATTGACAAACATCACATTGGTCTTCAGTTTGTGTTTGTCGCCTCCGTAAATCTTATTAATGAAATAATAGACCAAGGTCCGCTTGCCAGTGCCGTGCGAACCGTGGAAGAGCAAATGGGGGATGCGATTGGTCATAAAATATCCGTCCAGTTTTCGATGAATATTGTCGTGCAAATGTGATATCGTAGTGGTGGTAGTGGTCGTCATTTTCTTTATTCTTTTGGCAAAACATCTGTTTATCTCTATTTGTTGACAAATATATTTCTGCAAAACTATACTTTTACAATGACTCGCATTTCTTGGGTTTGGCGGTATCGTTCCGGATTCATACATCGTCTTCGCAAATTACAATGTAAGCAGGCCAAGACAACATTGTCTACATTGTGTCCCTGTGAATTGTCCAAGCGTTCCAGTGTCCATTGCCGGGGTTCGCGCACATTTTCGTACAAAATCAGTGTGTATTCATCGCAATAATAACATTTCATCGAAGATTTCTGGAACAAGTCCAAGACATTGGGATACTGAACGAAACGGTCGCGGTCGAGCCAGCCCTTTTCCTTGTCTTGGCTACTATACCCGGCAATCTTGGACATTATCTGTTGTTTAATGGTCGGAATATGTTTTGCAAAAGGTCTCGTTTCTTCTTCTTCTCGAGACACTCGATCAGAAACGGACTCATCGCTGTCACGGTCGATCAATTCTTGGACAATTCGGTTTTGCTGTTCTTTGTCCAAGATTTCTTTGCTAAACACGGTCCATTTTTTTGTCGTTGTTACCACGCGCTTTTTCTTGGGTTTTTCCACGATTTTTTTATGAGTGGTTGGTGGTGGGGGAAGAAGGATCCTCTTGGTTTCACTATCGAATGATGGATCCATTACACAAAATGGTTGTATTGTTTGTGTTTGTTTGGGTATAAAACCCTTGGATAATATATAGCTAAAGCGAAAATCCCATAAAAAAGAGATTTACCATCAAAACATCAACAAAAGGATATCTATCTCTATATCAAATTTCGACCAACAAACTAAGCAAACACGCGTCTATATTTTTGCCAGCATATTTTGAAATTAGGTAATAAGTGGTTTCGTCTCTCCCACAATACTCGGATCTGCATCTGGAGCTTCCACAACCGTCGCAAATCCTTTCTTCGCGCTCTTCTGTAAAATAATATCTATGTTTTCCGTTTTTTTTGCCGATTCTAGATAAATATTTGCCCTTTGCGTTTTGTATCATCTTGTCGCCCATAAACGCAATCTCATATTTATCACTATAATTATCTACTCTATTATTATAACATTCGCGAAATGTTATCGCACTCGAATCGGGTATGAGAAAACTGAATATTTCTTTTCCAATATATGGAGGCAATCTCCAAATGTAGTGATTGAATGATAGACTCATCGTATTGTCTTGGTTGTTTTTACAATATTTATTACAAAATTTAGAAGATCAATTTTCTAGATATATTTCTCAAAAAGGAGATAAACGTATCCATTGAATATAGAATAAATATAAAGACACCACGATAGAAATATGTTTCCCGCGATGACACCGACACCTCCTGAATCTACGCCACCAAAAAAAGACACCATAACTAAGCAGCCTTTTATTGTGAGAAGTGCCAATTATTCACAAAACACGTCCACCAATAGCGAAACCGTCAATTACTCCTCGATTGATTCTCTCTTGGAGAAGGAGAAGAATCACAACAAGACGGAGTCGTGGAACAAGTTGGACAAGACGGTGAAAATGGAAAAATTGCAACATTTCGCCGAAAAGTATGGACGCGAACAAGCACTTCCTGTCAAAGAAATCAAGGCACTCAAGGCGTTTTTCATAGACTGCCTCGACAAGGGCAAATTGCAAAAAACAAAGGACGTTGTCTACAACAAAGACGACCGCGAAATTACCTCCATACCGTGTCTGCATTTCAATGTGGATAAGAAGTGTTTTACTTTGCGTGCGTCGAGCAAACGCGTCTCTACATTGAAGTCACTCACGCCCAAACGCGCAAGCGAAAAGGAAGATTTGGCTACATTGTCCGATTCATAAGAAAAATGGTTATCTTGGTCTGCATAAATGAATACCAAGATAGTAGATATAGACGCGCAGATGTTTGTAAAAAATCAGGTTTTTTTCGCCTTGGCGCGGCTATTTCGCGTCGTACCCACACCCCCGGGAGCTAAAGTACCCGGTGTATAAAAAACGGTCGAATTGTCCGAAAAAACACTTTTCATTTGCCAACTGCGCGATGTCGGAACAACCTGTCTCGACGAAGTCCGAGTATTTGCAATGGGAACTATTCCAAAAGGAAACGATATTGGATTGATGGACGACATTTTGTTTTGTATACTATTAGTATATATTATAGTATACCAAGAGATATTCGTTTTAGAAAGAAAAAAACATCAGCAAAACAATACAAATACAAAGCGACAATCTATCTATCATTTCAAAACAATGGGAAAGCCGCATTTTCTTCAAACATTAAACGAAGATGATGTCGAAGAAATTTATGAAACGGTCTTGGAATGGATCTACGAATACATTGAAGAAAACGCGCTGCAAATGATGTCTCCGACATTCCACGAAGATATGTTTTGCCATTTGTATGACGAATGTATCGAAGTTTGGATAGACGCCAAGTTATGCCATCCCGATGACTCCGATGATTTGGAAGAATGGATGGAGACAATCATCGACGACTATTTTGAGATGGGAATCGGGGGCATACCCCTCCGTTCTCGCAAAACAACTCTTGTCGTTCCATCGACTGTGGAAAATGGTGTTTTGCTGAAAAAAATAGAGGATTTACAATCGATTCCCCAGCCTGCCCAACGGACACCTGAATGGTACAGTTTTCGAAACAGCTTGATTACGGCGAGCAATTTGTCGAAAGTTTTTGGGACAGAGTCAGAGCAAAACAGTCTGATTTATAGTAAATGCAATACGACGGATGAATACCGCGGACTTTCCACGAATACCCAGAGTCCGATGCATTGGGGTCAGAAGTATGAACCCGTTTCCAAGAGTATTTATGAAAATATGTTTGCAACGACCGTGGGCGAGTTTGGCTGCATACGGCACCCCCAATATTCGTTTATTGGGGCATCCCCCGATGGTATCAATATTTGTCCAAATTCGGAGAGGTACGGTCGAATGCTCGAGATCAAAAACATTGTCAATCGCGAAATGAATGGTATTCCGTCCAAGGCGTATTGGATTCAAATGCAAATTCAAATGGAGACGTGCGACTTGGACGAATGCGATTTCTTGGAAACCCGATTCATCGAATACCCATCCGAGGAGGCCTTTTACGACGATTCTTTAGACAAATCAACCAAGGAATATCGGGGAGTCATTTTGTACTTTGTCAAACGGATCAGTATTGGATCGTTTTCACAGTCTTTGGATAATGACAATGCCCCGCATTATGTCTATATGCCATTGGACATTGATTTGTCTAAAGAATCGGTGGATGCCTGGATACAGAAAACCCGGCTCGAATTACGTCGCGATTGGTCCCTATATGAAACCCTCTATTGGTATTTGGAGGACTATTCGTGTATCTTGGTCGAACGCAATCGAGGGTGGTTTCAATTGGCACTACCACAAATTGAACGCATTTGGAATATTGTGTTGAAAGAACGGGTTGACGGATATGATCATCGAGCGCCCAAGAAACGGAGTATGTCGATGACGACGGCAATATCGTCATCATCGTCTACTATTTTCAATGTGATTCAGCAAGACAAGAACGGTCAGCAACAGCCCAAGATGATTCCCATTTGGAATCATACAAATTCGGTGTGTTTAGTCAAACTCTAGTTCACGCCGTTCAGCTCCTTTTTTTATGTTTTCGCAAGGTTTTTTTCGATTTTGCACGGTGTGATTTTTTGGAATGACGCCGCCGTTTGGAAAGAGGGTTATCCAAAGTCATTGGTTGACTGATATCTTGGTCTCCTAGATATTTGCGCAGATCTTGGATATCGAGTTCGTCCATATTCGCTGTCTTGATCAACCGCAATGCTGGATCTACAGGAGGACTATAGACGGGTGCGTGCATTTGAATCCATTCTTCGACTTTTTTGTTCTTCGCCGTTTCGATCGAATGGTTGTATACTTTTGCGTACTCGAGGTTTGCCCGGCGTAGTTCTTGGCTGATTTCGGTCTGAATGGTCGCATCTTCTAAACGTTGTTCTGCGAGTTGATTCAACTGTTGAATATATTCTTGGATGGCGTACAGCATTTTCATTCTCGCTACGATTTGTTCTACGACATAATGATGATTCGACTCCGGCGATTTGGACTTGGACTTGGACCTGGACCGTTTATGCGACATTGTATACCATATACATAGTTTTTTGCTACCAATGGAAAATCTTGGTTTCTCTACTTTTTTTCATTGTCCAAAGTATATGGACAATGAATGCACAAACACAATCGGAACATTCTTTGGCGAAAAATGAATGGATGGAACAAGTCAAACGATGGGTTATTTTAGATCATCAACTGAAATACATCAATGAAAAGACCAAGAAAATGCGCGAAGAACGTGCAGACCTTTGTGGAAAAATCTGTCAATTCTTGGAAACTACGAAAATGACGAATAAACAAATTTCCACGAGTCAAGGCCGTATTCGAATGACGGAAAAGAAAGACTATGAAACACTCAGTTTTACTTTCTTGGAAACTCATTTGGCCAAGATTTTGCACGACCCCACCCAAGTAGAAACGGTGATCCAGTTTTTGAAGGATCAGCGGACTGTAAAAACGTCCAATGATTTAGTATTTCGACCGACCCAACCATAAAACATTTTATGATGAAAGTGTATATGGTTTCCACTATTCAACCACCACTCTATAAATCCAATTCCAATTTTCTCACCTACCAGATTCATCCGGTGGATGTCGATAATACATCCTCCTCTTTGATCAAATCTTCTTCCAGACATTTCCAAGATTTAGGCATTCCTTTGCTCTTGGTATCTTATTCCGAACAATCCAAACAATGCATCAATAATCAATGTTTGGTTTCATCGAAAAGGGGGTCTACGAAACTGCCCACTAGGAAAGACGACACGGATGACGAGGATAGTGTGGACGAGATTCCGACCCTGACCGAAGAAGCCTTTGACCAATTGTTTTCCGCGGTTTCGAAAAAACCCCGTTCAAAGAAGCAAAACAGTCGTCGAACGCGTAAGAAGACGATTGCATACAAATAAATTTTCGAGTTCTCTAGGCGATATATCGCCTGGAGAATAAAGGTCTTACGTATTTTTCTTGTCTTTGAATCGCGACCAATTTTGCACGTTATAACTGTTCAATCCATCGGTTTTCAAAGTAGGACTCGGGCTTGGAGAAGGACTTGACTGATTCGATGTTGTCTCATCAATCTGGAAAGGCTGCCAGTCATCTGGTGGTGGAGGTTTGATACCATAACAATTGGCGCCAAATTTCAAATAGGGTTTTTCCACATATCCGCCATTAACACCCGGTCGGCCACAAACATTTTGTGTTTCGGGATTGGACTGCAACGATTTCCACGTTTTCTTTTGAGTAGGAAACAAAATCATTTGATCTTCTGACCATCCATAATTACACCATTCGGCTCCACTGTTGTAACTTTCCTCCACTTCATCATATGTGGCCAATCGAGCACCGTAGGATTTGCATACCTCTTGTGCTTCATTATAAGTGTAGTTATTGTCTTCTACATTGAAAACCTCATTAAGAGGTGATGGAGTGGGGACGGTTTTGCACATTACACTTGGTGATGAATAGACAATTTGATCCCCGGAAAAACTAATTGGAGAGCTACCCGGAGAGGACGATGGAGATAATTGGTTAGCATACATTTGAATCGTGCTTGGCGCATTCACCGAATACGCTTGAGGGGAAGACGACTTGGCATTTTCCGAACTGGGTGAAAATTCGTGTTTGGGGGTAGTCGTCGTCGCGGATGGTGCCTTACACGTTGGATCTGATGTAAAAATCGAACATTTGATCCACTTGTACAAACTAGACACATTACTATTCAATGATGTGAAAACAGAAGGCGACGGCGAATTTGAGTGCGAATTTGAGTGCGATTTTGATGTGGATACTGCCAAGGGAGATTTCATAATAGACTGTGTAAGCGCATTATTCATCAAGTAATCGAGAATGGGTATGTTGAGAACATACTTGAAAAAAGCAACTAGGATGAAGATGGCAAAGAAGATCCATACCTTTTCTTCAATCAGATGTATAAGCACCGGTCGTGTATTGTGTGCCATTGGTACTTTTAATAAATAAACAAGGGTGAAAAAGACCAATGTGAATACCAACGCTTCAAGTAATCCCCAAGGATTATTGAAAAATTCGTAGGTCCATTCTAACATAAACCCCATCAAATTATTCTTTTTCGCATCATCCAAGGTTGAATAGAAATAGGCACCTCCCAATATCAAAGTACTGATCAGTATTATATCAACTATACGACTGTATTGCAACTGTGACAATTCTTCATATGTGTATGTATTTCTCTTGGCAAAAATAGCAATCGTGTAACTTATAATAAACCACAAGGTTAGAATCCAAAACACTACATTCATTAGACTGGTATTGAACAAAACATCCGTTCCTTGTTTGATATAGTAAGTAAAAGATCCACTTACATCATTTCCAACAAATGGGACGTTGTTTGGCGTTACTTTCATTTCAATACTCACCGGTGAACTGGCCTTGCGGGTGTCTCTAGCCGGTGCAACAGGTGTTACAGTTGCAACGGGTGTACCTGGTGCAACGGGTGTACCTGGTGCAACGGGTGTACCTGGTGCAACGGGTGTACCTGGTGCAACGG